CTGCATAGCTTTCCTTCTTAACCCCGAGCTTAGCAGCTATATTGGACGAAAAACCACCTGCGACCTTCTGGCGAATCATTGCACGAGTTTTAACGCCAGCCGCACCACTCCACGTAGCTCTCAATTTCGCTTGCCTTAGCTCTTGATCCATTGTCTGCCGCTGAGTTCTCTTGGGTTCAGCCGCTTCTCGCTGAAGCTGATGTGCCATCACCTTCTCAGAGGCATGCTTACCGACATCGACGATATAATAGGGACTTCCGTGCGGACCATCACCCTTGTCGTACCGCACGATTTTACCGCGACCATACGGTGTCTTGACGCGTGTGCCGGGTTTAAGTTCAACCTCATGAGACTCTTTGAACAGTTCGCCGGGTTTGAGCACCTGACTGACGCGCCCCCCTTTGGTCTCGATGCTGATGGTCGCATGCGGATGCTTCGCGCGCATCATATTCGCGTAGATTACGGCGTCCGTCGCAGTGAGATCCCACGCCATCGAATACAAAATCACCTTATTGTTCTCAATAGGCGTCACCGCGTAGGTGCCCTGCTTCTTGAGAGAAGGAACGACCTCATGAGACTCTTTGAACAGATCGCCGGGTTTCATCGCCTGCGACATGGTACGCGCTTTGTTCTCAATGTGGATCGTCGCGTGTGGATGCTGCTGGCGCAGGTGATTGTGCCACGACTCCGCTTGACTCGCAGTGAGGCCCCAGTTGGTCGACGACTGGATCACCACATTGTTCTCGATGGCGGTGACTATATAGGTATCGTGCGGGGGGAGGTGATTCTGGGGCCAGTTACGGCCGTATCCGGAGAGCGCCGCCTTCGCCCACGGCAGCCCCGTCATGGGCGTATTATACGCCGCTTCTGCGACTCTCTGTTTCATAGCCCGTCGATATGCGGTCTGTTCAGCAATATGCATATGGTGTCTCAGCGAGGTGAATATCTTTTTTGCCACTACTGTGTTCCGCCCCGGTGTTCCCGCAAGGAAACGTGGAAAATCATTGGCGACCACATAGCCACGCATCAATGTCGCAGACATCGCTCCGACGCCACGAGGGATGGCCAGAACACGATAGTGCGACACGTCGATATGCTTCGCTGCATTGTATTTAGAAGAACTGGCAGGTAGCAAATATGCTGCAAATTTCTCAAAGTCCCGCACACGGTCCGCACCGACAATCACCGTGATATCCTTGTATCCCGCGGCGGACGCATCCGCATATGCGGCGAACGGCGTATTCATGTCTGGATTGTCATTGATGGTGACATGGGGAAACAGTTGTCGCAGGAATCCGACCTTCTCACGAAAGGGCAGCGGATTCTTCTTCGCATCCGTCGTGGGGGACGGATAGATGCGAACCTCCGCACCCATTCGATGCGCCGTCTGTGTCAGGAAGGTGACAATTGCCTCATGTCCCGTTGTCGGGGGATTGAATCGTCCAAACGCGATGACGATGCGCCTCTCATGTGCCATATGGAATATTTAGGAAATTATTGCCACTCTTTGGGCGCCAGAAAGTTTGCACGACTGAACTCCAGACGGTCAACCAACTTCACCATCTTCCCTGAGTGAGACACCGCCACAAACCCTTCTGGTCCGGTCACACGGAAGCCGTCCGCAGTCGGAATGAAGGTCTGCACACGGGACGCTTGCGCGAGTTTCCGAATCAGTATTACTTTCGCGTCGGTGATGGCGGTGTGCAATTCAAACCATTCAGCGAATGCCTGCTGGTTGGTGCGCACCGCGTCGAGCATGACCGTGAATGTCGCCGCGACTGTCTCCTTTCCCGCTGCACTCGATCGGGACGATATCTCCTTGTCCTGCTGTGCTGACAGAAAGAGCGAGAGCGCGTCGAGTATCTGCTTCGAGGCGTGCGCATGCCCGCCGCGCACTTGTTGATTCAGAAAGATATTGACAAGCGCATGCAACGGCTCTGTCATGAATGTGGTATGGACCAGGGCGGGAATGTGCTGCGCTAAAGTGCCAATCCGCGACAATAGCAGAGAGAACTCCGCATCCTCTTCGTTCGTGAAGGTCACATTCCCAGACACATCATCATACGCGGCATCCAGCGCGGCCACACGGTTCGTCTTCTTCAGTGCGGAGAAGGCCGCAGGTGTGATGGGTGTCGCGTGGAGACGCTCCAGTGTGCCCGCACCCGCATACATCGTATGAATGACAATGCCCAGTGCGGCGCGACTGATACGCTGCCCCAACGCACTCATGGCATCGACGGCATACAGAATGGTATTCGGACGAAACGTCAGATAGTGCTTACCCTCGATCGACTGGGGCATGACACCACGTGTGCCACTGAACAGCAAGTCGCCTTGCAGCACATGGGTGGGATGGAGCAGCGCCAGCTCACTCAGACAATCGTGGAGGACCTGCGACACACCCTCGGAACCGTAGGTGTCGGCGATCTGTGCATGCGACTTCATCAACTTGGGTGTCTTGCTAAACGCCGCCTTGGTGGCGACGAAGAACTTGCCATCCGCAGGGTCTGGGCCGAAGACGACACTAGGGCTTCCATCCCACTTGGTCGTGACATGTAGAGCTTGTGCGACACCGCCGCCGGTGAGCATATGTCGAAATTGGCGCAGCACCTCTATCGCACGGTGCATGCCGGCAACGCCCTCATCGAGCATTAAATCTTCAAGATGCGTAAGATGCATCAGCTTGCCGCTCTTGTCTTCCTGTAAGAAATCTCGGAATGTGATCATAGGGGCTCCAGCCCGAGTGTCTGATAGATGTCTCGATGTTGATTCATAATGCGGTACCACACGTGAATCTTTCGTCGTAGTGCGCGCATGGCGGGATGTGTCGGTGTCTCTCCAAAGACGCCCGCATAGCCCGGATACGTAGCCGTGATTCGCCGATGATGAAAGGTCTTCATGTGTCGATACGCTTCACGATACCGCATGGTCGGAAACCAGACGACCATCTCCAATGCGATGTCATGGGCATAGGCTTCGACCTCATCAAAATCCCCCAAGTACGTTTGTTCTGCGCGCAAGACTTTCTCTTCAGCCACTGGCTTGAACACCAGCGCCGTTCTGTCCTCGCGTCGGCCAGCATCCTGATGCCGATGCACTAACTCATGCATAAGGAATGACCAGAAATAAAATCGTCGATGACGCCATGTAGTTGGCGTGGCCACCCAGCGTCGCGCCAACGGATGCACGTGCCATCGAATACGAATATCTGCGTTCTGCCCTTTTCGCACACGGGTGCGATTGGGGCGCCATTCTGCGGTCACCTTGACTTCATTCGGCGTAATCCCAACGTCCTCCACCACCGTGTTATAGACGCCCAACGGCAGGGTGCAGGCATTCAGTCGCTTTAACATTGATGCGAAATATATTGACCGCCCTGCATACTCTGGAGGTAGCTTTCCTGGCAGTACCGCCCGCGTGGCTTCCAGTAGCACCAACGAGTCTTGCATTACCTGCCCGTGTAGTGCTGCGAGTTGCATTGGTGAACCTCCCTGATATTTAGGAGTAGGCTAGTCAATAGGTCCACCAGTGTTCAGATGCCCCATCGGGCGCCGTGGCAGTCTCGACGCACCGCCGAATTTTGATGATAGCCCACCCGCAAACACGGCCGCCGCATCGAATGCGACATTACTGACCGCCGTGTTGCCGGGGTCATACAGCGTCATCCGCGAGGTGTCAATTCCCAAGAGGAATTTCTGATAGGAGTTGCGCTTGCCATATCGGTTCTTCAGGGTATAGACTTGAATCTGATTATTCTTCTCCAATTCCTCGGTCGTGGTCAATGCGATAATGAAATCCGCTGTCTGTGCAATCGCAAAGCTCTCGCTGATCTTATCCAGACCAGGGTCCGACGCACCGCTACCCTCACGATTAAACTGGGCCGCCGTGAAGATGGGCAGGTTATGTTCCACCGCCAAACTCCGCAGTTCCTCTGCAATCGATTTGTTGTAGGTGTAGGAGTTAACGCTATTGCCCATCTTCATGCGCCCAGACGAACAGATGGACAGGTAATCGACGAACACGATGTCCGGCACAAAATGCTGTTTGCTCTGTAGCTCTTGTAACAGGGCACGAAAGTGCCCCGCGTGGGCCGCACCCGTAGGATACTCCTTGACGATGAGCCGACCGGTCGATGTCTGATGCAACGCATCGATCTTGCCGAGATACTGTTCGCGCGAGAGCGACACCACATCATCCATCGGCACGTTCATAATGTTTGCGTCGATGCGTTCTGCGATGCGTTCCTCGGCCATCTCCAGCGTGATGTAGAGCACCTTCCTGCTCATGCGCAAACACGCGGCGGCCATATGGACAAGGAACAACGACTTGCCCACGTTGGTGCCCGCCAGCACGACGTTCAGGGTCTTCTTAGGAATGCCACCTTTGGTCATACCATTGAACACTTCAAGGTCAAATGGAATGCGCGATTCCGCACGATGATAGAATTCATACCGTGCTTCGGCATCACCAAAGAAATCGTGCCCGACATGCGTGTCAAAACTGAC